CGACGCTAGATGTTAAACCTCCATATGAGGTGATTCTTTCCCATAACGATCGTAAATTCTTTCGGTTACCCTTAAGAGTACAATCATCTCCGTTGATTAGCAATGGAGCTATTAAAGACTTCTCAGAGATAGGAGCATTCGTTACTCTGTAACGGATATTATTACCTAGTTCTAAAGCCCATCTACACATTGCTGCATTAGCTATGCATAAGATAGGAAAACTAGTAACAGAACCCATTAATTGCCCTTCTCTTTGAGGAAGAATTTCTTCTCCAATCATGAATTTGTGATTAACTAAGGATCTAATAAAGAGGTCTAAATGATTTTCTGAAAACTTAAACTCACCTTCAGGTGAATTCTCGTTAAGGACTTTTATTATCTCGCGACCTATACACTCTGAAATCCAGGAGTGTAGATTATCTGTCGACGCTTTATAATCACCGTTGATTATTATGTCGTCGACCGTTGGTAGACCGATTCGTTCTTGTACGAATTCCTCAGTCAAAGGAGTTGAGATCATCCTGAAGACTTTGTTATCTTTCAAGATTCTCCACATAAATTTCTGTAACGGACCCAAAAAAGTGTAAGTTAAGGGTGGACCTTTTGAGATTACTCTAATCTTAAGAGCTTCGACCAATCCCACGGTCTCTACAAGTGGCTCCTCTGCGTAAGCAGATTCACCTATGTAGTCAAAAATTTCTCGCCAACGGCTTTTCAGAACTGTTGCATCGTATTGCAATGCCTTTGTTTCATGTTCTGTTCCTAATTCCTCTTCAACGTCATATAAAATTTGTTGGACCCATCCGTCATTACCATACATATTGGTGATTTGACCTTTACTCACTACGTCAATTTCTTGAAGTTTAATAAACTCAGTTTGATCGTCTCGACCTATAAAAGGGAGATTGTAAAACTTAGAAATGATATTTGAGATAGTTGTCACGGCACCGCCATGATTTCTTGATTGATAGTAGTTGGCACTAGTTGAGGGGAAAAAGGGTTCATAGTGATCGTCATTAGTGTATACCTTATTGTTAAAAATCTCTCTTACAGTTCTCTTCATTTGTTCACAAAGAGCCTCTTTTGTTAAATATACAGGGAGGCCGATGAGTCCAAGTTCGGATAAGGTGAGAGTTGGTTCACACACAGTACAATGGTGCACTGATTGATTTGACATACCACAAAACAAACATAATTTGATAACCTTTGGAGGCTCTGTCGTTAAATGTATTGCTGTCTTAAGTGCCGCTTCTTCGACCATAGAGGGGTCCGCACGAGGCATTCCCATTTTGGCCATATTAATTGTCAAAATGAAGCTTTGGAACTTTTCATTAAATTTGTTCTTAAGAATCTTCTGAAAATTCAAAATGTACCCGCCAAACAGAACGTTGGGTTTGTCATCAGACAACAACCCATCAGGTTTATTTGGAAGGTCCTGATTTTCATAGAATGAATAAAAAGCACAGGTTTTATATTTAAAGTAGGCGATCCAAGAATTGTCTCCTTGTGTTTTCATAAAATCAAAACATCGCAAGCAGGAGTTACTCAAAGAATTGTAATATCTTAACCACTCATGGTGAGTAGATTTTTTATTAACTCTGTTTAATCCGAAGAGATGGTAAATCTCTATTAAACATTGAACTGCTTCTATAACTTTTTTAACGGAATCTTCTTTTAGGGTTGGATATAGTGACATAAACTGTCGTAATCCAAGTCTACCTGTAAGAAGTGACCGTGAGCTTTCGCTAGGCGCTACAATGCCTATTGAGCCAAAATCCCGATCTTCAAATAGATCTTTTTCATCGTAGATTTCGACTGTATCAACAGTTGAACTATTGATTGATTCCATCTTTAAGTTTAAACTTGGGTGTAGA